TGTAGATAATTACAAGGCTGTACCTTCAGAAACTACTATCATCGATGATAAATCACTACTGATTGACCTGCTGGAAAAATACATGAAGACCAGCGCCAAGATGGAAATCAAAATAGAATCACTACTGTCCGAGCTGCAAGAGTATCGTAAAAAATATGGACCACTTTAGAACTTTTGAGCACGCTTTTTCATTTCATTTGTGTTTCCCTTTCATTCGCATCGTTGCTAAGTACACTCTGAATCTACCCTAATTGATTAGTTCACCTTAATTTAAATTACTAATATATGTGTAGATCAGATTTACGTAAACTCCTTGACAGCCTCAGGAAGCAGAAAAAGGCAATAGAAAACATTATTTCGCACATCATGAAGATGCTAGATAAAAACAGCTTCAGGACATGACACGCCTCTTTAATTGATAAATTAGCACCTTTTCTATTTTATACTTTTAAAACTATCGCATATGAAATACCCCACGACCTTAACCAGCTTACTAATACTATTACTATTACCTCTTTCCTACACCTCCGCACAGACTATTATTGATAAGCCTATAGAATTCAGACGCTCCGTGAGTAACATTTTTTCTCCTAAAAGCCGCACTCTGGAAGTGACTTTAGAGCGCATCTATAACGAGGGAGAGCAGGACACGACTACTCACGTCAAGTTCTACGCCGAGCGATCAGACATAGAGCAGACGTCAATATCTTCTTCGCTTAATTTTATAGGCAGCTTTGTCGGCAGCGCCGCAGGCAACTCGTACGGCATCCGCCATGAGGACGGTTTAGAATACCTCAGCCTCTCCGAAGTAGAGGACTTAGTAAGCTGTCTGCGCACAGTCGATATTCAGACGAGCAAGTATAAAAAAGAGGCTCGGGACTATGAGCGTATTGTCACCTGTCAGTCTCGCAGTATCACCGTCAGCCACATCTTCAGCCCTGGCAAAGCGATCAAGTACGTTATCACAGTAGGTTCAGGAGATTCGACATATGAGATCGCCTCTAGCGACTTCATCGATTTCCGCTTAGCTCTATTTAAATCAGTGAAAGTATTTTCCCCTGAGAACTAATAAAAACCTCATTCACCCTGTTCCCTCATATTCTTTTTCCGATGTTGTCGTCTTGACTTGATGACCTTGAATGATTCATATGTGCTGTATAAAGGTAATTCACGCTGCACTTGTCGGTACGCCTCTCGATAGCCATACCCATCCTCTACATATGTTTCAAAGAGTTCAAAATATGCAGCCTTGGTCGACATGTATTCCGAATCATACACTGTGCACCTCTTGGTCATGGTCTTCATATTTTGATTTTTGAGTATTGCCGCTATGTTCAATGGCCATTTTTTCATGCAGCGCGATCAGCCCAGAGACCATGCCGTCTATCTTATCTTTAGAGCGTTTTTTATCGGGTGATTTCTCGCCTTGATGATTCTCGCGAATTATTAAATTCTCCGACTGCCACCCCAAAACCTTGTTACCTCCGTGATTCAGTTTCTCTTTAATGATTAGCTTTTCCAGCTCTTCTATCGGCGCATTCATATGGCTTGCAGTCATGGCCACTGGGCTGAGTTCTAATCCTTCTTGTGATAAGTTTATGACAGATTGATCAGCTCGGTATCGATCGAAACCAAGGCTCTTTATATCATAGTCATCATGACATTCCAAAATGAACTTCTCAATAAAATTATAGTCGGTAATATTGCCAGGCGTTGTCTTGATCCAGCCCTTATTGACCCAGTGCGAATACATAACATTTTCTTTTTTGTCGCGCTCCGCTACCGTATCCTCTGGCACCCAAAACCAGACAAGCCACGTAACATGATCGTAATGTTCATTAGGAGGAAATATTAATGAGAATGCATTTAAATCACGTGTACTCGCCAAGTCGAGACCGCCATAACAGACTTGCCCCTTTAGCTTTTCTTGATCGATCTCACCTTTATCGCAGGCGTCCCAAAGCATAGCACTTAGCCACGACACCGTAGACCCTGTCCAGATATTAAGATGCAATTGTTTGAAGGCGCTGGCTCGGCTTGGACTATTGTTAATTTCTATTATCTCGCCCTCAAAATAACTCCGCTTAACTGTTTGGTCGAATGCAGGGTTCACTTCCTTCCATACTTTAGGATCGCGAATATCGCAGTCAGGATCTGCGCCCCATATGCGAACCATCCAGCGCGGGTCATCAAATTTATTATCCTTTAAACTCTTTGCATATTGGTGACGCTCGTACGCGAATGTATTTTTAACGCCCGCTGTGGTGATCAGCCAGACCATGGGCTGATCTCTCGCGGCAATTCCTTTCGTCATTGAATCATAAAGTTCACTATGTGGCTGTACGTGAAGCTCGTCGAAGAGAATGCCGTGCAAGTTCGGACCGTGCTTTGTTTTTGCTTCTGCTGAGGTCACCTTCAAGACCGACCCGCTTTTTTTGTGATAGATAGAATCCTTTAGTACTGTTAATCTATCACTCAGAAACGGACTAAATTCGACCATGTCTTTGCAAGCATCAAAAACTTGTCGAGCTTGCTCCTTGTCGCCAGCCGCAGCAAATATCTCACCACCCTTTTCACCGTCAGCACACAGGAGATAAAGACCGACTGCCGATACAATTAAAGACTTGGCATTTTTTTTGGGAATCTCTATATAGATAAATTGATTCTTTCGGAACCCGTCAGACTTCTTTTTTATCCCGAAAGCTTCATGTAGTATTTCTTTCCAGAAATCTAAAAGTATCAATGCCTCACCTCTTAGCGGACCTTTGACGTGGCTACAAAATTGCTCGACAAATTTAACCACACGATCACCCGCTTTCTCGTCGTAGTAGTATTTCTTTTTATCAAATTTGAATTGGTAGCCTTTCGGTTTTCGGGGCTTCCTTTTCGCTTTTATTGGTGTCTTCTTTTTTGCCGCTTTCGCTCTCGTCATATATCTCCGAACTCACCAGCGTCATCGCTGTTAGCGTCACCAAACATAACTGAAAGTTTAAGCCGCTCGCGGTCGACGGGTGTCATCCCGAAAGCCTTACTTAATTCGAGTATGGTACTGACGCAGTTTTTCTGCTCACGTACCAGAGGGTTCAGGCGTTCTATTCCCTTATCGTCAAAAACTGTAAACCCATTTTTATTTATAATTTTGTCCAATTTTTCAAACCTCTCCATGTACTTCACCATCATTGCTAGATTATATAAATCAGCTTCAGTGAGTAGCTCCCATTCTTTCAGTATTCCAAAATGTTCTTTATAAAGCTTTTTGGCCCTAGCTGATTTCAGAAAAGGCGGGTATTTTAATTTTGGAGCTGAAGAGTATACAGTTCTGTAGTCTTTCTCACGCTCTGGTCTACTCGTCCCTTGAGCCTTTTTTATTGAACTCGGTTTCGGTGATCGTCCCATGATTTCAGAATTTTATTTTGACGCCAAATGTGTGTACTCTCGACTTAATGCGCTCAAAAAGAGAAGGCTTGTATAATAGCCCCTCATTATAATGCCTGATTAATTTATTCAGCGAATTGTAAATCCCCGAATCGCCATCAACCGAATATGTTACTGTAACTTTAGAATCCCGCTTTCGCAATTTCTTTTCTACCAGCTTATTGATTTTGTACCTTTTGTCAAAGTATAATTTTACAACGCTACGTCGGTCATCGTGGTTATCTCGGCCCACATATTCAAAATTGAGATCCTTCTTTTCAATGAACATAAAGTGATTAGGGTTTTTTTTGTAAAATTATGGCGAGCGATACACGCGACTACGCAGGGCTGTAGGCAGGGGAATTGGTCAAGGAATTTACCCGCCCCCCTTGAAATAGTACAATATCTCAAGCGCTATGATGAAAAGTATACCAATGATTAAGTATTTCATATTAATTGCATTGATACATAAATATCCCAGGAACGATGCCAGTGGCGTCGCTCAATTCGAATGTAACAGAAGCGTGGCCAACTGCAATGACTCTTACAAGTGCATGACTGACTGGAGTAGCTGTGCACGTTGGATAGTAATTTCTATAGATATCCTTGAAATAAACCTTATATCTACCATTATCTAAAATCCTCACTAAATCGATGTTGTTATGATTAGTGAAGCCTCCATCAGCTTCAACAGTACCATGCGACTTGATGATTTTGACATTGCTGAGGTCGTGGAAGTTGATACTGGATGTGTCGTTCATGATAGTTAGCCTATCAACGACCTGTCGGCCTTCAATTACCGAATTGATCTGAGCGAAGCCCGCCACCGATATCAACGTTATAAGAAGAGTAAATAAATGCTTCATTGGTTCTAAGTTTTATTGGAAATATTTTAATTAATGTAATGTCATCTGGGTTAGGGACCATGCCAGTTATCGCTTCAATGCAGTAGTATAGACCACTCTTCTTCTCTTTAGCAGACTTCCTGTTGTGGCAGGATTCACAAAGAGTAGTAAGGTTTCTGTGATCTGTGAATGATCCGCCTTTTTCGACTGGTATAATATGATCTGTTACATCGCATGCCTTTACTTCGTCATTGTATAGACACTGAATACAAAGTGGTGAGTTAGACTTTACTACACGCGATAATTTTCTCCATGCTGTGCGGTTGTATATCTTATCGTTCTCGCTCTTACCGAAGCTTCTATTAACTTCTGGTTTAATCAATCGTCTGCTATATCGTCTTACTGTTGGCATTATTTATCTTTTTTGAGTGCCTCACCTAAACCAATGAGGTTATAGATATCATAATGCCAACTGCAAAGCAACGCTCTTACCTTTGCAGACAAGTAAAGCCTTTCATAAAAGACATGTTCATAAATTTGAGCGGCTGTTTCAAACTTGTTGTTATTTTTATCAGCAACAAGTCCACTCAAGGCGAGTACGTGCTCTTTAGTTATATCCTCCAAAGGTGTTAGCAAGAGCTTAGTGTCTGATAAATCTGTAATATGTATCGCATTGTCTTCTATACTGGTCACCTTAAATGATTGTTTTTTACCGCAGAACGAAACGCTGATAACATAGTGTTTATGTCCATTAATTATCACCTCAGTACCGTAAGGCAGATACTCCATAAAAGCGTGAATATTTGTCTGAATGATTGATTTGCCCATGCATTACTTATTTATAGCATTTTATAATTCTCAAAGTCATCTCTACAAAAAACTTAGCGATACGGAAAAGGCGAAAGATTTGAAACCTCTTTATTGGTCTGTATGTACCAACCTCGTCGATGATCTCTTTGGCTGCAAATGCGAGAGTATCTTTGAGGATCTCTCCCCAGTCACATCGATTGTATTCGAGTGAAGCCCTATTGTGCACGCCTATCATTGCAGAATTAATCAGCTCTTCATTTATCTGATCAGCTACCATAAGTCGTATGTTTGCTGGATAGATAGGACCATGTATCTTGATAAGTCATTACGTCCTCGCTGACTGACGATATATGCACGTTCGTCTTTATTGGTCATAAAGCCCCACTCTATCAGCACTGCTGGGCATATTGTTTTCTTGAGAATATAGAAGGGTGCCTCTTTGGACACTTTCCCAACTTCACTTAGCTTTCGTAATTTCCTCTCAGGGTGCAAGCACATAAATGCCTTGCCAAATCGCTCTGCTATTGTATCGCTTGGCGTTTCTCCTAATGAAGTAAAGAGCTCAAACCCTTTTACGTTCTCATCAGAAAACCCATTGTGATGAATTGAAAACAAGGCGCACTTGTATTTCTTAGCGAGCCTATTGACCTCTTTAACCCTATCACGTAAACTGACATCTGCATTACCTGACCCTATAATATGTACTGGAATCTTTTTTAATGACAATTCAAATGCAATAGAATGAGCAGCTGCTCTATTAAGCTGGCCTTCTGACAATGATATGGTTTTTGTGTATATGCCTCTGTCAGGCGTGAGTGTCATGCCTTCGCTATAGCCTCCATGTCCATGATCGATAAGTACTAGTTTGTTCGCCATAGTCAATATTTTTGGACTATTCTGTCCTACATACTGACTACGAATATATTCAAAAAAAACACTTATTGCTCATAAGTGTCTGATTTGAAGACTATTATATATGTATAAAAGTCTTAAGGTAGCGGAAGAGGAGGGATTGTACAGGTGTTCTCAGCTATATTAATTGTCTATGATACAGTATCATTACATATGCTACTTTACTGTTATATTATAGTAGCGTAAGGCTAATTTGTCCTACATTTGTACTAATGAGTGCCGTAAAATTTGTTTTAGAAAATCCTCGTAATG